GAGTTACCTCATTTAAGAGATGACTTGTTGCTTGGCAGTGACGAAGCAATAAACAGATTTTATGTTGTTACAGATGGTAGCAGACCAGCAGAAGGTTATGATCCTCGTTGGTGGCCTCATCTATGGCGTGTTAAATTAGGACCAATAACAGATTCACAAGAGTACAGAGATATACTTGGTACTGGTGAGGAAGAAGGTGACCTAAGAAATCTCATCAGCACATACGCAGACGAAATCACTATCAGTGATAAAATTGTTGAAGCGGCTGAAAAAGATGTACCATACGACACAAGGTACAAAGAAACAGCACATCTATATGTTGATGAAACTGTGCCAGGTAAGCCTGGTGTTGGTGTTCCTTCTCAAAACGGGCAACCGGATAATGGCGTTAGTATTGTTGGTAGCGGTGAAGCATTTCCAACTAGCGGCGTAACAGATGGCGATTACTTTTTGAGAACGGATTTTAGACCAAATAGATTATTCAAGAAAGAAGGCGTTAGATGGAAACTAATTAAAACAGACAACAGAGGTGCATGGGCTGCTGCAAACAAAGTACTTACAGGATTTATCAATAACGACAACATTGTTACTAACACTGACGGCGAAACAACAAACGAAAAAGTCAATCTTAGTAAGGTAGTAAAGCCTAAAACAGATAACTAAAACATATATTTAAAGGAATTAAAATGTTTTTTAGAAAAGATACAACACTAGATCGCGAAGCGGTCTTTGAACAATTAAAAATAGATGAGGGTGTAGTAAATGAGATTTACAAAGACCACCTGGGATACCCGACTTTTGGAGTGGGCCATTTGGTCCTCGACTCCGATCCAGAGTTTGGAGCAGAAGTTGGAACACCCGTATCAGAAGAGCGTGTTAAGGAATGTTTTGAAAGAGACCTCGACATTGCAATATCTGAGTGTGAACTTTTATACGAAGAAGGGGTCTTTGGAGACTTACCAGACGAAGTCCAGCAAATCTTGGTTAATATGATGTTCAACATGGGTAGAACCAGATTAAGCAAATTTAAAAAAATGCATGCCGCTATACTAGAAGGCGACTGGAAAACAGCCGCAGTAGAAGGTAGAGACAGCAGATGGCATAAGCAGGTTACTAACAGAGCAGAAAGGCTCATGGTACGTTTAGAGAACGTATAACCAACAGAGACACAATGGAAATGAGAGAACTTAACGAACAAAGAGTTTGTGAAATTTTAAATGAAATTATAGAATTAGAAATGGCTGGTGTTGTACGTTATGCTCACAGTTCATTAATGGTTACAGGACCAAACAGAATACCTATTGTGGCGTTTTTACAAGAGCAAGCAAACGAAAGTTTAGCTCATGCTCTGCAAGCAGGCGAATACATTACTGGCTTTGGAGGACACCCAAGTCAAAATATATCTGTTATCGAAGAAAACCATGACCACAGTGTATTACAAATCCTACAAGAAAGCCTAGAGCACGAACAACTAGCAGTAGCAAAGTATAAAGAGTTATTACAAGAAGTTGCTGATGCAAGTATTATGTTGGAAGAATATGCCAGAGGACAAATTGGCATGGAAGAACAACATGCATTAGAGATTAAAAAAATGCTGAAGGATTTTGGATAAAATATAATGGCAGGCAAAAATTTAGACTACTGGTATGACGCACAGATAAAACGTTATTTACAACAGATTATCCGTGTGTTTTCACATTTTCAAACAGTAGAAAATACTAAAAACGGCAAACACTATAACCGTGTGCCTGCACGTTATGCCGACATGAGTAGAATGGTTGCAAGTATATTGCGTAATAACTCAGAGAATGTTATTAACAGTGCGCCTTTTATTGCATTAAGCATACAAAGTGTACAACCAGCAAGAGATAGAATCCACGAACCAAATTTGGTTGATACGCAACAGGTTGCGGAAAGAAAGTTTAATACTCAGACAGGGCAATATGAAACCGGGCAAGGCAACTTGTATACAACACAACGTTACATGCCTGTTCCATATAATTTAACAATTCAAGTTGATTTATGGACAACTAACACTGATACTAAACTACAAATACTAGAACAGATTTGGGTGCTGTTTAATCCTACAATGCAATTACAGGCAAACGACAATCCTTTAGATTGGACTAGTATTTTTGAATTAGAGTTAACAGATATTCAATGGAGTAGCAGAAGTATTCCTGCAGGTGTTGACGAAAGTATAGACATTTCTACAATGACATTCACTGCACCTATTTGGATTTCACCTCCAGCAAAAGTTAAAAGACAATCAATTATACAGAGTATTGTTGCAGACATTCACAATGTCGAAGATATAACAGACTTAGGATTTAGTTCAGACTTCCAAGACTTTTTTGATTCGTTACCCGAAGATGCAGAAGTTGTTGTTACTCCAGGTGACTACATGTTACAGATTGACGGCAGTAATGCTGTATTATTAGATAGACAATACAATGGAGTTAAATGGAGTAGTTTAATAGAAATGCAAGGCGAACTAACTTCTACAAGTAAACTAAAACTAAATTTAACAAATGATAGCGATAATGATTTAGATGCTGTTATAGGTTTTGTAACAGCAAACCCATTAGACGACACCAAACTTATATTTAATGTTGATCAAGATACATTGCCTACAAGTACATTAACATCAATCAATAAAATCATTGATCCTCGTAATGTATATCCAGGAAACGTATTACCTGCTGCAGAAGCAGGACAACGTTATCTAATTACAGAAGATTTAACAAAAACAGGTTACACTAATTGGAACATTGACGCAAATGCAAATGATATCATAGAATACGATGGCACTGAATGGTCCGTTTCTTTTGATGCAAGTAGTATCAACGATGTTAAATATGTAACGAACACAAACACAAATAAGCAGTACAAATGGCTTAACGAATCATGGATTAGTAGTCACGAAGGTGTATATAACTCAGGTTTTTGGCGTTTGATACTGTAACAGGATATGCGTATGACAGTTGCCGCTGGTGTGTTGTTCTTAGCAAAGGACACAGGCCGATGTTTATTCCAACTTAGGAAAGCCGAAAAACGTTTTAAAAACACCTGGGGTTTTTGGGGTGGCACACTTAAGAAAAACGAAACACCATATGAATGTATTAACAGAGAACTCAAAGAAGAAGTTGGGTTCATTCCTGAACTACAAAAATTAAATCCAATAGACGTTTATCAAAGCAAAGACAAAAAGTTTTATTACTACAGTTTTGTATATGTAGTAGACTCAGAATTCACACCAGTACTTAATAAAGAGAGTGCAGGATATGCATGGGTAGATTTAGACTGGTGGCCAAGTCCTCTCCATGCTGGAGCCAAAACTACTCTTGTAACCAACAAAGGCGGCAGCAAACTACATACTATACTTGATATCCATAACGAATAAATACATAGATGAAAGGAGAAGTAATAAACTTCGAAATTCTTCGGATAGAAAGTGAGCTAGACAAATATGCTGAAACAGGAGTCTTGCCTCTTATTATACTAGACGGTGTTTATAGCCTAGACGATATATGTACTGTACACTACAGAGATTTATCTAAGAAGCACCAACACATTGCTGATAACCTAAAGCAGAACTATAACACATCACTTGATGACTGTATAACCAGTTTAAGATTATCTTTGAAAAAAGAGTATGCTTATGTGATGAATAACTTGGTTACTAGCCATGAAAGTTTTAGGTTCCCTAGTGTAATGAAGAAGTATAGATCGCAGATAAATCCTGTTAAGGCATTGTATTACGAACTAAGAGAAGTAAGTCGAAGATACAGTAGTGAAAATGAACACCACGTTTGGCTGGTGGATTTAATTGCGGATAAACACTACAGAAATATTATTATTGATTCTTTAGAGAAAGATATAAAGCGACTAGAAAGAGTTGTGAAACAATTTTATTTGCCAATCACCAGAAACAGTAATTCAGTGCCGTTAGAGTTATTTCACGCAAAACAAACAATCAACGACTTTAAACATTTCCACAAAATATTCAGTGACTTTGATGTGGACGCATTTGATTAATTATTTGGAAGTAGCAATGAATACGCCATTCCAGTCTTTAGGCAAGTCTTGTGTTTTTTGGAACTCACAACGTTCTATCCACATATCATAGTAGCCTATCATTTTACCATCGAAGTGTGTTTTTAATAACTCGCATAATTTAATTGCTTTATCAAAGTTTTGATTTCTGTAATGCTTATGCATGTCAGCATGCATTTCTCTTGACTTAACATGTTTCTGTGCAGGATAGTCCAACACAGTCCATATACCTATACCAACACTTTTTCCTTTTACTGCTAAGTCGTCTACTTTAAGATAAAAGAAATCATTCTTTGTTTTCTCGTATGTGCTTTCGCCTACTAGTAATAAGCAACCATATTCTTTACATTTAGACTCAATTCGTGCAGCAGTTGAAACGCTGTCTCCAAGTACGTCATAACTATGTCTTGCTGTAGACCCCATCTCACCGAGATAACCAAGCCCAGTGTTAATACCAGCCCCCATGCCAACTGGAGGTCTGCCCTCTGCTGTAATCTTATCATTAAACTTCTCCACTGCCCTCAACATTTCTAATCCACACGTTACTGCTGTCTTAGGATGTTCTGGGTCGTCTATTGGCGCATTATGTATATGCATACTTGCGTCTCCAATATATTTGATAACCATGCCGTCCATATCTAACACAGGCTGTGTAATAGCATCCATATATCCGTTCATAATTTTTGTTAGGCCTTTTACATCATCGCCAAACGATTCAC